GCAACAACAACAAGCTTAACAAGTACATACGCTGGACAAGATGCTGCTGGATATATTGCTGCTGCTCTTTTAGAGGGTAACACAATAGCAAAAGGTGGTATTACTGTAAAGCAAAATGTAAAATTTAAAGAAGTAATCAAAAAATTAGCAACTGATGCTAACGTAATTAAGGATGCGACATGCGACTTTGATGCAACAGGAACAGTTACAATGACTGAAAGAATATTACAACCTGAGGAGTTTCAAGTGAATATGCAGTTTTGTACTAAAGATTTTGTTAATTCATGGGAAGCAATTTCAATGGGCTTTTCAGCTTATAACAATCCACCAAAAGACTTTTCTAGCTATATGTTAGGACACGTTGCTGGATTAGTAGCAGAAAGCACTGAAACTAACATTTGGGAAGGCGCAAACGCTTCTGCTGGACAATTTGATGGTTTTGTCCCATTGGCATTGGCGGATTCAGATGTTATTGATGTAGCTTCTCACGCTGCTGTAACTTCTTCAAACGTAGTAGATAAATTAGGTTCTATTGTAGATGCAATTCCTTCTGCTCTTTACGGAAAAGAAGACTTACACATTTATATTTCACAAAACATTGCTAGAGCTTACGTTAGAGCTTTAGGTGGTTTTGCAGCAACTAACTCAGGTGTTGACGCTAAGTCTCACATGTGGTATGGAGATCAGGCATTATCTTTTGATGGTGTTAAGTTATTTGTAGCAAATGGATTGAATGATGACACTGCAATGGCAGCTCAGAAATCAAACTTATACTTTGGAACAGGTCTTTTAAGCGATCATAACGAAGCTAAGATTATAGACATGGCTCCAATCGATGGTTCTCAGAACTTTAGAGTAATCATGAGATATACGGCTGGTGTTCAGTATGGTATTGGTTCTGAAATCGTTCTTTACCACGCGTAAGAAATTAACTAATAATGAGGGCTTGTAATAGCCCTCTATTTAAACTTTAAAATTATGGCATGTGATTTATCGGCCGGCAGGAATGTCGCCTGCAAGGATGTAACAGGAGGAATATTTGCGGTTTACTTTGTAGATTATGGAGATTTGGGAGATATTACTTTAACAGCAGATGAAGTAACTGACGTTTCAGGAACATTTTCAGCTTACAAATACTTAGTAAAAGGAGCAAATTCACTTGAACAAGCTATTACAAGCGAACCTGACAACGGAACAACATTTTTTGAACAAACTTTAACATTAAACCTACAAAAGCTAACTAAAGAAGATTTAGTACAATTAAAACTTCTTTCTTATGGTAGGCCTCACGCAGTTATTGAAGACAACAATGGAAACTTCTTTTTAGCTGGAAAAGAAAACGGTTTATCAGTTTCAGGTGGTACTATAACAACAGGTGCAGCAATGGGAGATATGAGCGGTACATCAGGACTTACTTTAACAGGTCAAGAAGTATTACCAGCTAACTTCATTGCAAGTGCAACTAGAGCAAATCCATTTGCTGGATGCTCATCAGCTACTTGTACAGTTGTAGTAGGAACTAACAGCTAAGAACTAGGTTAAAAGTACTATGTGTTAAGGGGTATAGTACATGGGTGTGAAAAGGGTGGATGAGTGTAAAATTTTATCCACCTTTTTTTTTAAAAAATTAAATATGCAAATACTAAGTACAACAGGCGGCACAATAAATTTTATTCCACGTGAAAACATAGAGGATAGCAAGACTTATTCTATTTACATTTACTCAGAAGACAAAAATAAGAATGTTCTTTCTTCTTCAATAGCAACAATAGGCACTACTAGTTTTTATAACACTTTTGCTGCTGACATAACACTTGATGAAGGTTCTTTTTATAGAGTAGAAGTTAAAAATGCAACAGATGATGTTTTAATATTTAGAGATAAAATTTTCTGTACAGATCAAACTGCAAACGCATACCAAATGACAAGCGGAGTTTATACTCAAGCACCTGAAATTCCAACAGCTAACGAATTTATATACTACGAAGGATGAACAACTTGCACTTTATAGAATTAAGCCAATATGAAAGGCCTTTAGTAACAGAAGAACCTAATCGCGACTGGATAGGAGTAGGAGAAGATAATGCTTATTATCAAGGTCTTATTGACTGTTTTATGGATTCTACTACTAATCAAGCAGTCATTACAGGTATTGCTCAACAGATTTATGGTAGAGGATTAGAAGCAACAGATTCAGCTCAAAAACCTGAACAGTTTGCAGAAATGAAAAAGCTTCTTAAACCTGATGTATTAAGGAAAATTAGTTTGGATTTAAAGATGCTAGGAGAAGCAGCTTTACAGATTAGTTATAAGGGCAAAAAAATACACAAGGTTACACATTTTCCAAGAGAAACGTTAAGACCTGAGAAATGCAACGAAAATGGCGATATAGAGGCCTATTATTATAGTGCTGACTGGTCAAAAGTTAGAAACAACACTGAACTAACTAAAATACCTGTTTTTGGTAGTAAAGGAACTGGCAATGAGGTAAAGATTATAAAAAGATATGTTACAGGTTACCATTATATAAGCCCAGCAGATTATTCTACTTCTTATGCTACTTTAGAAAAGGAGATTGCAGACTATTTAATCAATGATGCACAAAATTCTTTTTCAGGTACTAAGGTTATAAATTTTAATTCAGGTATTCCATCAGAAGAAAAAATGCAACAGATTAAAAGCCAAGTAATGAACAAGCTCACAGGTTCATTTGGCGAAAAGTGTATTATTGCTTTTAATCACAATGCAGAACAGAAAACAACTGTTGAAGATATACCTTTAAATGATGCACCTCAACACTATCAATATTTAAGTGAAGAATGTTCTAAAAAGATTTTACTATCTCACAGAGTCACGAGTCCATTATTGCTAGGATTAAGAGATGGAAACAGTGGTTTGGGTTCAAATTCAGAAGAAATAGAAAACGCACAAAGACTGTTTTCAAACACTACTATTAGACCTTATCAAGATTTAATAATAGACTGTTTAGATGAGGTTTTGGCAGTAAATAATATTTCACTAAATCTATACTTTAAGACACTTGATCCTTTAGAGTTTATGGATATTGAGGTTACTAATGAAGAAGTAATTGAAGAAGAAACAGGTGTTAAGCAAGAAGATGCTTTATATAGTGAAATTGAAATGATGGCAAATAAATCTGATTTACCTGATGATGTTTTTAACGCTGTTTTAGATGGTTTACATGGAGAAGTAATGAGTGAAGAATGGGAGGTTGCAGATGAAAGAGATGTAGACAATGAAAATGAAAGTCTTGAAAGCTGGGCTGGTAGTGTTTTAGAAGTAAATTTTGCTGAATCTGTTAAAAGTGATACACCACTAAAAAACAATCCTGATGGCTTTTCTTATTTAGATAAATCTTATTACAAAGTAAGATATAAGTATGCAGAAGGTTCTAAAAAACCAAAAAAGAAAGGCAATAAATCAAGGCCGTTTTGTGAAGCAATGATGTCAAGAAGTAAGAGAGGGGTTGTTTATAGAATTGAAGACATTGACAAAGCTAGCAGTGATATGAATTTTGCAGCAGCAAAACTACCTATGCACAATGATAAAAAATACAATTTATTTGAGCTTAAAGGCGGTGTTTATTGTAGACACAAATGGAAAGAGGTTTTATATAAAATGAAGATTGATGCTGCTTTAGATGGCAAAAAAGGTAGTAAGAAATTAGGCGATTATGATATAGTAAAGGAGATTCCTAAAAGTTATAGAGCAAAGCCAAGAGGACATAAAAAAGCAAGTAAAGCACCTGTTAATATGCCAAAACAAGGAGCTTATCCAACAAAATAAAGATATGAATACACAAGAAAGAATATATAAAAAGTTAAACCTACATAGGGAGAGTGTAGAGTTAAGTGCAGAAAAGATAGAGCTATCTATTGCAAGCGACATTAAAGATGCTTTAAAAGCAACTAAAGGATTAACTACAAGCATAGATAAAACCTATGATAAAATGCAAAAAATGGTAACAGTTTACCAAAAATTATATAAAAGTAATGCTGATAATATAAAATTTGCTAAGTCAAGAATTGAATTTATTAATAAAACATTACAAAAAATAGATAAAATGGCAAATGAATTAGATGTAGATGCTAATAGAGTTCCAGGTTATCAAGATTTAGTTATAAGACGTGATGTTCTTGATAAGATGCTGCCTATCATCAAAAACATACCTGAAATGAAATAAAATGGCAAAAGCATTATTCATACAAAGAAAAGATTTAGTAAGGTTCACAGCAGCTAATGGAAACATTGACACTGATAAGCTTCTGCCTTATATAGACATGGCCCAAGATATAGACATTCAAAGGTTATTAGGGACTAAACTTTATGATAAAATATCTGCTGACATAGCTGCAAATCCACAAACACTAACAGGCAATTACTTGACTTTGGTTTCAGAATACATCAAACCAACTTTAATTCATTATGCAATGATGTATGCTTTGCCTTATTTAAGTGTTACAATTGGAAACGGCGGTGTGTACAGGAACAATCCTGAAAATGCAACAGCACTAACAGGAGAAGAAATTGATAAAATGGTAGAAAAAGAAAGGGATGCTGCTCAGTATTATTCCACAAGAATGATTGACTTTTTAAATTTTAATGCAAGTAGCATGTTTCCTGAATATTTTACAAATAGTAATGATGACATCAGCCCTGATTATTCAGATGATTTCGGCGGATGGGTTTTAACTTAAGATTATGGCGAATACAATAGGATGGGGTAAAGCAACGCAGAACAATGATAACGGTTTTGGTAAATATCAAAACACTATTGGTGCTGCTTCTATTTATGCTGAAAGCTACGCTG